ATTGATGCCGAATTGATAAACAGAGTGAGGGTGCTTAGAAAAGAAGCATCTGCAATTGGGAAGAAATTAGATGAATTATTTTTTAGGACAAACAAAAAGTGGGCTTTATTTTATGATTACATAGATAAAACCTAACACAGCATTAACTGGCATAACCCCACAACAAAATAACAATATGCGTTTTTTGCACATTGTTATAAATAGCATAGTAAGTGTTTGGGGTTATGTCCGTGTTGAATGCAAAGTTAGACCGTATAAATTTAATGAGAGGGTATTTTATGAAAGAGTTACATATTGCAGCCAGTCCTTTGAGTAACCGTATTTATGTAGGACACACATTAAAGAATGGACATACATGGGCGGCAAACAAACAAGACGTTACAATTGCGGCACTTGTAGCTGTGGCACAACATACCATAGCTTTTGGGTCTGCTATAGTTATCACAAGAGCAGACGGTACGCCTGAGTATGAAATAACAGTGCGTAAATTATAAGGTCTACCACCAGCAATAAGCAGCGATGCCCCTGCTGATTTAAGCTACTGAGATGTAGCACAATTTATTAATTAACGCAGCAACAGGCTGGGGCATTGTCAGCTTGATTGCGATGTTAGAACCGTAGTGAACTTGGAGATATTTATGACTAATGACAGAGATTATGGTGCTGAACTAAAGGCTTTAGCACAAAAATATTGCGATAAAGCCAATGATGTATGGCGTGCTAAAAAAAACGGGGTGGCACTAAGTAGTGATGATGAAAAATGGTTAAAAGAGATGGAGTTGCATTGCCCTGCGTTTTTTGTTTTTGCAACAACAGGAAAGATAGAAAAATAAGGTTATAACTCGTTTTAGACCTCATTTTGACGTATAACTACGCTTTGTAGTGAGTGTTATACGTCATTTGACATTAGACAATGTCAATGTTTGCACTGTTTATCCTTTGGATTGTCAATGCAGTATTGAACCCACCCAAACGGGGCATAAGATTCATCACCCAAAACAGGCTTGAGCGTATTGCTTGTCGTGCAAGCGGATAGCATCACTGCCAAGCCAATAACTTTAACCATTTGCCATTGCATAGCATTGACTCCCAAGTATAATTTGTGTCTAACGGGCTAACAGGCCAGTTGTAGTTGTTATCTAAAATAAAACTGCCTTTGTCTGTCTCAACCCACAATACACAATGTCCTTGTCCATTGGGCATATAACATATACATAAACCAAGTTTTTCTTGTGGCCAACCTTGTTCTAGCAGTAACTTACGCTTGAGTAGCGCGTAATCCTCACAGTCTCCGAGTGTATTAGCTTCAACCCAAAATTCTGGTTTATCGTATTGCTCTAAATCTGTCTTGTACTGTACTGACGCATTGACTTGTGAGTTAATGCGTTCAGCGATTGAGTAGCTATTCACTAACAAACTCGGCAGGTATTTCGTCACCATCTTCATAGATGACGTATTCAGTTCCGTTGAATACAATCAGCTTCGCATCGGATGGCATTGGCTCAATCGGCGTTACAACTTCGTTGATTACTGTAGCTGCAATAGTTTTCATTACACCACCTCTACGAATAAATCTGCTAACGTTAGTGTATCCGCACCATCCGCTAACTGTCCTGTGATAGTTATGTTTGTTGCCGCAGAAGTATCTACGGTAGGTGAGGAGATTGAGCCGCCCGATGAACCAATACCAGCAACTAAGCCGCTACTACATTTCTGAACCGACTCAGAGTTAATGTTTCTAATAATGAGTAACCCACTATTATTTGGAACACTCTGCGAAATCATTGTTGTGCAAATTGACCCGCCAAATGTCGCCCGCAATGTTTTAACGTTAGCGTTATTTGTTGTTGACCAGAGTGGATATATCTTTAGTTTACCGTTTGCACCCAAAAGCCCAGCAGGAATTGTAATTGTTGCTAAAGTCACAGCGCTAGTTGAGTTAGTCAAGGAAAATGGTGCAGATAAAGAAAAAATCTTAATAGGATTCAGTCGAACCCATTTAGTGCCATTGCCACGCCATAACGAACCGTTTTCGCCAACGTCTGTAACACAGATAATTTGACCAAGCGGAGCTACAGAAGGCTTATTAGCCCATGTGTAATCTTGAATCTGTTTTGAATACAAAGGCATTATACACACTCCCCATAACCGAAGGCTTGACCTGTTGTTGCACCAATAATTTCAATTTTAGTAGAGACATTTTCCCAAATTGGAGTTTCAAAATAGTCGCCAGCTTTAATCTCAAAATTACTTGTAGTTGCTTCCCCACCTGCACGATTGATGTATAAGCTACCACTTGAGCTGTTGCGCACCCAATACCCTTTGCGTGTTTTAGCAGTTAGCAATACTTGGCTTGTGCCGCCTGTTGTGATTGTTCCGTTACCTGTAGTTGATACAGATGTAGTATCACTCACTTTAGTAACAGGCAACGGATTGCTAGAGCTAACAGTGATTAGTGTACCAGTCTCATCTAAAAATGCACTCATAAAAACCTCTTTCTAAAATGTAAAGGGTGCTGTTGGGGGGGTGAAGTCTGCTGTATAAACGGCTTCTCTCCTATATCTAAATTCATCGTGAAGGCCGTCCAAATATGTTGTTGTGCTATATTCAACTTCTCTAGCTAGGCTGATAAATGCGTAAAAAGGTGTAGGATATAATGACAGCGCACCAGAGTTTATTGTTGTTGTACCAGCCACGCCATTTAGATATAGCGTAATTGTTGCGCCATTTCTAACTAACGCATAATGCGTAAACTCGCCCGCCACTATTGCTGTTTGGTGGGATATTGTAATCCGCGTAGAAGCATCAAATCTAACCGCAGCATATAAAATCCCATTTGTTATGTATAGCGTAATAGGTTGTTTGTAGGCACTCCCAGAACTATCCATGAACATAAAAAGCCCGTTAGTGTCATTACCGATTGCTGTCTTATTAAACCAGCCCTCTATTGTCCAGTTGCCGCTCCCCAACGCCTCACAAACTGTAGCGTTTTGTGTAGAAATACCACCAGTACCGAGTGTTGCTAAACTCCCTGCACCAAACTTGCTTGTTGCAGATATAGATTGCCCAGTCCCGATGTTACTCCACACCGATGCTGTTTGACTACTGTCTGTGTAGTCAGTATCAAAATGCAGCAAAGCTAAAGTTAATGATGCTGGGTCAACAGCAGGGGCTGATGGATTAAGCAAAGCCAAAGGAAACATATTAACCCCCTAATACCGTCCATGTATTACTACCACGATAAATCAGCGTTTTGATTTTAGCGTTAGCACTAAAAGCAAGTGTACCGTTTAAAGTCACACCATCGGCAACAAGAGTCTGTGCGCCATAAGTTCCTGTCATACTCAAAGTCACACTATCACCGCTTGTTTTACCTGTCGCTGTAGCTGCGTCAATCGTAATGCTAGTCAATGAGTTATTAGATAGCTCAATAATGGTATTGCCGTTTGCTGTGATTGCGCTCGCAGGAACTGTGTACGTTGTCCCTGAATTACTAACAAACTGATAACGTTGATTCGTTAAAATATCAGTAATTTGTTTTTGCAGTTTACCCAATGCACTTAATACGGTATCAGCCGCACTGATAGCAGCATTTGTAACAAGACTTAATCCCGTTAAAACAGTACCTCGTACACGCTCATTAGTAAAATAGAGATTATTAGAGCCTTCGGTGACGGTATCTGTGGTGCTTGCCGTGGTTGTACCACCGCTTACCCAACCATCTTGAGCATCCCAAATATAATAAACAGCATCATTACCGCCGCCTGAATCTACAATCGCATAATCACCGTCCTCGCCTGTAGCTATTGCTGTTTCTAAAGCTACCAAAGAAGAAAATTTACCGCGATAATGTTGCACATAAGCTGATGAGTCGAGCTTGTTTGCTAAAGCACTATTTAAATAAGCAGTTCTATTTAATAAGGCTTGGGCTTGGGCGTTCATTGGCCCACCCACTCCCCCTAATGCTATGGTATTTGTTTCTAGTTGAATAACATCATCAAAACTATTTACTGGCGTTAAATTTGCCATTTTTACACCTCACCATCTAAAATATGTGAACCATCAAGCAACCAACTACCATCAAGCAATAAAGGGATAGGCGGATTTTCGACACGCATCACCCACACAAAACTAAAATTATCTAACGCATTTTGTACAGCTTGGTAATAACGATTATTAGGCTCATAGCCTAGTTCGCTTCTAATGTTGCTATTGGTGATATATATTGGCTTATCTATGCGACCACGCCTAAAAGAGCCAACAATTAACCCTATACTATTCCCAACAATAGGCGTTACTCCACTATGGTCTTCAATGCCACTAAATTGCACTGCAACTGATTGGCCTAGTACGTTTACTGTTTGAGTCATTACATTACTAACCCATAAAATTACGCCTAGTTTAGCCTTTGAAAGCGTTAAGTATTTGAAGGCTTCCGATGCTCAATGCCGTTTGATGTCCACTCTGTTTTGTCAATAGAGGTGTAGCTGATTAAAGACAGGGTAATGCTTGCGGATAGCCTATTTCCGTTAGCGTCTGTTGCGCCATTGATAGGGGTTGATACGTTTTCAATAGCCATTGGCTTATAAGTTTTGCCTGAGTAAGTCACTGTGACAAAATTAGGGATTTCTGAGGGGAATAATTTGCCTGCACTGGTCAATGAATCGGCTAATTTTTTCATCATGGCCATTTTTTGTAATTCTAATAGCGGTTCTTCGACTTCTTTTAATGCGTCCTTGTAAGCCAATAAAGACAAGGTAAGGTTAAGCCTGATAGGGGAGGCCGATAAAAAAACTTGGGTGCTATTAATTTTGGTAAAATTAGATTTACCTTTTAAGCCTGTTAAGCCAAATTCGGTGGCTGCTTGTCTTGTAGCATCACCTAATCCTAAAGGTTCGGCAAGGTTTACAGCCGTATCAATCAATGTCCCAGCTTGTAATCCTGCCATTAAGTTGGGCATTTTATTGTCCACGTTGATACTTTCAAAAGGGCTTTGCCATTGACCCTCAATAGATATATCGCCGTCAACAAACATAAAGTGTAATAGCTTTCCGTCAGCCACCCCATCATCATTACAAGCCTGTATCGTGACTATTTTGTGCTTGTTTAATTTAAGCATATAGGCACTAGGCATTTGTTGTGATGGGGTGTTGTTGCTTTTTTGATTTTTTGGCGTTGCAGAAAGTAAGTCATTCATGGCCGTATCTTTGGTTAGGTTTTATGTATTTTAACAAAGCATAGGTGTTTAATTTTTTGGTATTCCTAAACGTGGAAGCACTAAAAAACACGTCTTTTAATCATTGCATAATAACCACAATAACAAATTCCTTATTTTGAGAGACTGCTATGCAAGGCATTTCTATTTTTCAGCAAATTTACGCCCCTCGTGTTGCTCATGTTGTTACAGGTTTTGATGGTGTTATCCACAATACACATAGTCCGTATGCGATTGGTGGGGTAGTTGGCAGTGTTGGCAAAATGACCGCGATTGTTGCCAATGACCAAGCCGATACTTGGCATATTGTTAATTTAAAGTGTGGCAAGATTTTTGATGCCGTGGCGGTATTGGGTGCGTTTGATGAATCCGAAGCCGCTAATATGGCTATGCGTTATCATGGTCAGTATTTTGATGCGGTTTGTGGTGATGTTTATGAGAGTAATACAGGCGGCTTGCAACGTTTTTTAAATCATCCAGTGTATATGCGTACTAATCGCCCTGTTTATGCTGAGGAGTTGGCTAAATTACAGGATGTACCGAGTACACAGGCGATTTTATGGGATGGTGTGCAATTAAAATCTCATAATGGCAGTAGCAAGCATTTACTGTTAGATATGATGCGTTGTGATGATGATAAAGCCTTGTTAGAAAAGATGGATTTTGTAGAAGAAGAAAGCCAATTAGACGGTGAGATTGCCGAATATGACGCTTTAGTGGTTGAGGCTTACAAACTAGAAAGCACTGTCAGCAAATTGGCTTTAGCAATGGATAAAGCGACATCTATTAGCACTTTAAAAGTGGCTAATCAGACCTTGTCTAAACCTAAAACAATGCGCGGTTTTGGTGTTATTCAACAGTTGGTTTCGTTTGAGTTAAGCGATGGTCAAGCTGTATCAATTATTTTTAATGTGTCAGATAGTGAAGCAAACGCATCCGCTAAAATGACCAAAGATGATTTATTAGTCGCTTGGAAGTACAAGCTAAATAGTCGTGATATTACGGCAGCCGTGCAACCTAATGCGACTCAAAATGTTAGCTTAAACATGATTGCAAGCCGAATCATGGGCTTGGCCGATGCTAATAGCGAAAAGTTTGTTGCAGCACAGAAAAAGAAAGATGCTATGCAAACAGAGCTTGCAAATACCAATCAACAGGTAAAAGATTTGCAAGGGCAAGAGCAAGCACTTTTGCAAGAAATTGCTGATTTGCAAAAGCAGTTGGATGAAAAGGCGAAGAACGGACGCATTAAAGACGAGCAAGAAGTCCTTAGTGATAAAACAGGAAAAACAGTTTACGCTCAATTTTTTGAAGATGATGAGAAAGTGTGGATTTTGAAATCACATCGTTATTTTTCTCCAGGTAGTGGTGTTTTTAATCCATTTGGCGTAACAACAATAACAGGTGCAGAGCGTATTAAACGGTTTAAGACCAAAGAAGAAGCCGAAAAATGGGCGGTTGAAAATGGATATAAAGTAGCAGGAAAAGAAATTCCAGCGCATCCAAAAGATGTTGTACAATCCGCACCACAAGACCGCCCAACAGATTACCGTACTAATTTAGCGAATGCGCGTGCCGTTGCTGAGTCTTTAGGTATTGAGACTAAGGGTAAGAAGCTAAGTAGATTGCTCAGAGAGATTGATATTTTTGATGAGAAAGAAGTCAAAAAAGAGTTGTTGTCAGAATTTAAGGCTTTGGCTAGTCGGTTGGTATTACCAAAGGGCTATGTTTTCGACTTGAGTGATGCTGAAAAATCTATTGATGATATTACTCGTTGGGTATCGCCAATGATTAAGCAAAAAGGGGCATTTGACTTTAATAAAATTCGTATTGAACTCAGAGCAGTCGCTTCGATTAATGAATATGAGGGAGGCGTTTATATTAGTGATTACGTCTTTTTTTACACAGAGGATAAAAAGGCAAAAGCCGAACTTGATAAATTAAATTATCCGAATGATGGCAATATAAATGCAAGCGAACCTAAAACACCTAAAGCGACTGTCGAAAAAATGGAACAGTTTTTGATTAAAGCGGTATTCCCTAAAATTGAATACCTTAAAGTCGTAAATGGTACAGAGTTAGACCCGTCTAAATTATCTGAGTTGGGCATAGCTAACATTGAGTCAATCGGCAGTGAAAATCTTTATTTTGAGAAAGACGGCAAGTATTACATTAGTAAAGTAGGCAACACTAAGAACTACGCATTAGGTGAATGGGATTTTGCTAAATATCCTGATGGTAAGCCAGTGAATGAGCCTGTAGTGCAAACAGGCGCAAGATACGAAAGTCCTAAAGAGCTTTTTTTGAAAAAAGCAAATAAGGCTTATAAAGATTTAGAGGACAATGGATTAAAAGGTTTTGCAAAAAAAGTGACTGCTATTATTGAAGATGTTTATAATAACGCAGAAAAGGTAGATGCAGCCGATAAAAGATTAGAGGGTGTAGTTTTTGAATCCAAAAATCCTTTAATTTCGGGTGAGTGGCGAAACTTAGCTACTGGCAAGAGTTACTTTTTTGAGAACATGGAATATGGCGAGGTTATCGACACAAGAAAAGAAGGTCGCCGCAATGTTATAGACCCGTGGCGTACAACCGATGGTGAATACTTTGAGAGTTTGCGCGAAGCTAAGGCGCATGAGTTAGAAACATACGCAAAACAACGGTTAATTGATGATGGTTTTATGCAAGGCGTAAAAACAAAAGACAAACCACAACCAGTAAGCGAGCCGTCTAAGCCATTATCTGACATTGTAATCAAGGCTTTACTATCCCAAGATAGCGAGGCGTGGTACACAGACGACTATGGTGACGTAAAAAGCATATACAGTGCTGATGAAAGGGATGGTTTTTTTATTAGAATTTCTGATAAATCAAAACAAGTTGACCTAACATATACTGACTGGGAAACAGACCAAAAACAAAATGAAACTTTTGTCGCAGACACCATAAGCCCTGACCAAGTTATTGATAGAATCAAAGCGTTTATTACTAAATATGAGCAAAATTCTGTTGAATTGTCGCCAGTGCAACCTATAAGCGAGCCGCCTATGACAAACCCCGACCGCGACTACCTACAGTCGATTATTGATGGTAAAGCAGACCTATCTAATGCTGATGAAATCGAGGCTAAACTCACTGATATTAACGAGCGTTTAGATGCTGATTTAGAGCCATTATTTGAACAAGCAGCCGAGGCATTTGCACAATACGGCATTGCACAAGCAGCTATGAATTAAGAGGTTAAACAATGAACGCTTTACAAAAAGTTAAGTTTACAAAAGAGTTGTTAGGCTTGGTTTCATCTTTAAAAAAGGGCGAATTAAAAGCCCTTGAAAAGATAAAAACAACCAAACGAGTGCTTGAGTTGGTTAGCTTGCTTGGCGGTGAATCCGTTAAGCAAAACGAACCAGCCAAAGATGATAAAAACATCTTTTTACGTCAGATAGCTAATGACGAAATCAATGTTTTTGTTGACCAATCCAAACTTGCCACGCTTGAATCTATTGATGAAAATAGTGTTGATATGGAAGCATATAGCCAAGCTGTTGTAAATGCGGCCAAACAGGTGCTTACTGGACTTGGTTATCAAGTTGTAGTCTAAAAACTAAAACAAAATAAAAGCCCTCTTGTGAGGGCTTTTTTCATAAGCTAAGAATTACAAACCTAAAGCGGTTCTTTTCTTCATTGAGCGTTTACGTTTCATTTGTGCATTGCCTGTTTTAGATTTAGCAGTAGCTTTGCGTTGCGCTGAACGCTGAGCCGCACTTAAACGCACATGACCAGTACCTTGACGCTCATTGACAATAGCAACCTTGCCGTTGCGAATCTTTTTAACGCCTTTGTACTTAAAGTTGCGACCACCCATTGATTTTGTGCTTGTATGGCCTAAAGTTGCCATATCAAACTCATAAATATAACCATCTTCGGAGTCGTCAGCATCATTGTCCATGCCGTCATATAAGCCTTTTTGCTTGCCTACAGCGATAGACTTAGCGCGTTTTCGCTCGGCTTCGGAAGTATGAGCCTTTAACCCTGCTTTTTTGACGGCTGCTTTTTGCTCAGGGGATTGCTTGGTTTTTTTAGGCTTAATACGAACCTTGACAGCAACAACTTGTGCATCACGCACAGCAAACTTCTTTTTGTATTGATAACCTTTTTTATCAGCCGCGTCATACTCATCTTTTAAGGCATCCGCGCCAACTTCAAAACCATAAACAAATTCATTGTAAAATTCATCCAATGGTTCGCCAGCGTCAGGCAAATTAGCGGTTACTGTCTCAATGGCCGCCTCAATCGCAGCGTCCGCAAGTTCAGAATCATCCGACATAATATCGTTAATGGTTTCATCATCAACACCAAGTTCGCTAAATGCCTCGGCTAAATTCGCAGCAAAAAGGCTTTCTAACAAGTCTTGACCTTCGTTGTCATCTTCACCAAGCACATCATCAATCAATTCGTACATGATGCTAGAAGGTGTCTCGTCTTCTTCTAAACCCTCAGACAAGGCATCAATCAAGTTTAATACAACCTGTAATGCCCATCCGCGCATATTGGCAATATCCGCAACCAAGGCGTTATGTTCAATATCAGACAATTTTTCTTCGATTTGTTCGCTTTGTGCGGAATCAAAACCGCTAACAATTTGCGCTTTTTGACCAAATAAATTCATGGTTCTATCCTCTTAAATTACTTAACAACAACACTGCTAAAAGATACCGCACGGGTTAAACCTTCGGGGCGGCGGCTAAAATCAATACGCACTCTTTCAAAGGGGTAATTTTCATCGGGAGTGAGTTTGAAGGTGTACGGTTGACCGCCTAAGTCTTGCGCTGGCTTTAACAAACCTGCACCAACACACGCATCTAAAAAGCGTTTAATGTCACGACCTGCTTGCTCTAAGTACATACTTGTTGGCTTGAGCAAATGGCGGTGTGCAATGTTAATAATTTGATTTTCGGTATAACAAATAATATCGGCAGCGTTGAATAGACGTAATGCGCTACTAGCGTGTTGATAGCTAGTTAATGCGTCTGACATTGTAAAGAATGTACCAATGTTATAGCGTTGACGACGTACTACGTTAATTTTTGCCACGGCCAAACGCTCTAACGCATCTTCATCTAAGGTGATACTTGGGTTTTGTTCCATGCCGCGAAAATTAAACGGATAATCAGCACCAGCAATAGCAATGTGCAATGGGGGTACACCTTGAGCATCTAAACGAGAGTTACGCTCTAATAGTTTGCCTAAATATGTGCCAATGATACCAAAAGGCTTTTTACGACCACGCAAGCCAACAGCATCACGAGGACGAGCCACATTAGGATTCCAAATTAACTGTACTCGGTGTTCATCGGCAGCAATCCCTAAATTAGCAGCATTGGTAATGACATTATTCACGGTATCTGCTGAATTCATTTCGGCAATCAAAGGAATGTTGAGCTTATCCATTGCTCTTAGCATCACGGTATTGATTTGAGTATTGGTTACGCTAGGCAAAGCCAAGTAAGAAGGTGGATTTTCGGCGTTAATAATGGCCTGAAAACAGGTTTCTTCGACAAAGGTAGGCAATGTAAATGTGGGCAAGGTTAAGTTTTCAACCAAATTACCTAATGATGCGTAGTTATTAAAACCATCAGTAGCCGCGATAGCCGTGGCAAAAGCTGTATCGGTTGTAATTGCAGCACCAGCAACTAAGCCAGCACTAAACAAGCGAGAAATCAAGCTAGAAGTGTCGTCTTCATCATTGCTTAATGTCCCTTCTACTTGATAAACCAAGTCACCTGTTAAATCATCTTTAAAGGTTAGTTTGCAAGTAATGTTTGAGGGTGTAATTGCACTATTGTTTGTTTTGCGAAAAGAAACATCTAAACTGACTTCACTATCCAAAACATTATACATTTCGGCCATAATCGCCATTTCAGCGTTGACGTTAATTGTGGCATCGGCTGACAATGTACCATCAGCTAATAAATTGATAAAAAACTTAGCGGTCATGTTAATCTTCTCCAGTAGCGATAGCGATACGTTGTACCCACACAAAATCAAAAGTATCTAGGGCGTTTTGTACGGCCTGATAGAATGGGCTGTCTTTGTCATAGCCTAGTTCGGTGCGGATATTGGCATTGGTGATACGCATAGGCTTGTCTAAGCGTCCACGTCTGAAAGTTCCGCTAATTAAGCCATTAGTGACTCCTAAAATTGGATTAGTGCCGCTTTTGTCTTCAACACCACTAAATTGGATGTTTGGGGCTTCACCCAGCACTTTAACTGTTTGCACCATAGTGATTTACTCAAGTTTTTTGCAATAAAGTTATTTTGACTTGTTTTTTTAGGTTGATTTTGACCACTTCCGAAGTTCGGAAGTCTTTAATAAGTCAATATAAAAATCATTCACAATAACTAAAACAGATACACCTTGAGGATATTTTGATGATTAGTAATAAGCCTGTGTTACTTGAGCAATTACGCTCAGATTTTGAAGTAGCCAAAAGTTTAGGTTCGCCACTTTTACAATGTAGTGGCATGATTGTGATTGACAAAATTAGCGGCGCAAATGGCGCAGATATGAGCCAGTTTTTAGGTAGTCGATTATTGATTCAATCAGCACCACGGCCAATGGTATCAAGCCTTGACCCTGCCGAAGTGCATTATGCTGGCGGTTTTATTGGGAATCGTCCGTCTATTCCTAATACTCGTTATACTGGTTCAATTACCATGATTGAAACAGAAGAAGGCTCAGTGCAAGCGTTGGCCGAGTTTATTGCGAATAACGGTGGTGCGATTGATTACACTTATTATGATGGTCGTTTAGGTTATTTTCATCGAGCCTATCAGGTGCTAAACGCAGCGATTCGTTTTGAAAGCTCCGAGTTTAACGCCGACAGTAAGTCTAACATTATGACGGTGACTTGCCCTGTAGATTACAACTATTTTGGCTTGTATGCGGATATTGGCGAAAATGGTACTGTTTTACAGGGTGGTCGTAGTTCTGCTAATGATTCCAATTGGCATAAGGCAGTTAAAAAAGCTGTTAGCGATACCAAAACGGCTTTAAACGCGATTAGCGGTATTGCTGGCGGTGTCGCTGCTTTAGGTGGTCTTTTTGGCTAAGGGGTAATTATGGCAAGCCTTGAGCCACAAACCACAATAGACTATCCACGGTTAGCACTTGGCACAGTAGAGTCATTGGCTCAAACACTGCACCAAGAGCTATACGGTGGTGGTTATTCGCTACTTGAAAGTGATGTTTTGTCGGCTTTTTTGTGCGAAGTGCAATTTTACAGTGCTTGGGCTGCTTTTGCTGTTCAAAAGGCAGAGGCCGCCACAGTCACGCTACTAAACAAAGATTTAGTTTTAGATAGCTATGAGTGGGCGATTATTGAACCTGTTGTCAGAGCGCATTGTGATTTATTGCAAGCGCGATTGGTTGAGGGTTCGCGTTCATTAGGTGGTGATGGTTTTGGCTTACAGGTATCAGAGGCGCAGCAAAACTATTTGCAGGCGCGTGATTTGCTACCTAAGACAGCCTTTGTTGCACAGCCATACACACTAGGCAAGCTATGATTGATATTCGTATCAATGGCGAATTGATTAGTCAGGCGCAACTGCTAAGTGCTACGTTGCGTCTTGATTTAATTCCTGTTCCTGTCACATTGGAATTTAATGTGATTCACGATGCTAACTTAGAAAAAAACTTAGCTTTAGAAAGTGTTATCACGGTTGCCAACGGCACAATTGAATTAGTTATTATTAAAGTACAACCTATCAAAACAAGCACCGTAAAAAACGGAAAACGCATTGCAGGTATTGCTTGTGTCGCTATTTTTAACGGTTTACAACGGTTAATTGAGCCAAGTTCTAAAGCGATTGTTCAATCGCAAAGTAGTTTTAATGCGGCGATTCGTGCTTGTGGTGCAAAATCATCACTATCTAATGACATCCCTTTGCCTGAGTTTGTTTGTTTGAAAGGGCATACTCCAACGCTTAGACTGGCAGAATATCTGCAAAAAGAGGCGTGTGTGATGCGTTTTAATGGTGGCAGCATTGAATGTGTCAAAATTGACGCTTTGTTTAAGCAAGAGCCGATTGCTAAGTATGACCCTACAGGTATTGCATGGGTTGACAATCCAAGCATTAAAAACAACTTAATCAGTTCGTTTATTTCGGTAGATTTTGATGGTTCAAACATTGTTGGTGAAGACACTAAGGCAAGCCGACCCGTCCAACAAATTGCTTTAACGGATGCAAGACAATTAAAAAATATGTCTAAGGTCTTATTCCATGTTGGCACGATGCAGCGAGCTTTTGATGATAAATTACTTGCAGGCGCATTAGTTACAGTGGACAACAAAAACTATGTGATTTTGACAGCCGTACACCACTTTTCGAGTGGTGCGTTGGCTGGTATTCCAGTAATGGCTAGCAAGGTGTGGTTATCTGAGTTAAGCCAATAGCACGGAAGCTAAAAAAAATAAAAGCGCATAAAACGGTAAACTAAGCAAAATTAAATTTGCGTAGAGTATTGCCATGCCTTCGTCTCCTAACAGCATTCTTAAAGCCATTCGTCAGTTAATCAACAAAAATACCTTAGAAAACGCTAATCAACTTGCATCCTTAGCAGGTTTGACTTTAGAAGACCCTAATAAAAAAATAGAAGTTATTGAATACACAACCAAAAAAGGAAAAGTTATTCGTGGTGTTGTGCGTACAGATTTAAGCTATGCCGAAGCTAAAGCCATTGATGAATACACATTTAAAAAAGACGGCGGTTGGTTTATCCGTGATAAGTATTTAGGTTTAGAGCCACAGCCTATTGCCAGCCAACAAACAACAACAGAAACCACTCAAAATAAGCCTGTAGCATCATTTAATCAGGATACTGTAGTCAGTGATGATGACAACAATATCGAAGCATTAAAGCGCAAATTTAAGCCAGCCGCTAAAAAGTACAAAAACCCCGAAATTAAACTTGATACAAAAGAAGGGGTGAAGCTACTCAAAAAGACTTTAACAAAGCTGTTCCCTGATACCAAGTTTAAAGTAGGTATAGCGCGTGGCACAGCGTATGGTAGTGCTTATGTGTCATGGGTTGATGGTGCATCATATAATCTTGTAGGTACGATTGCACAGCATTTTAGTGGTAGTGGCTTTGATGGTATGACTGATTCAAGCCATAGTCTATATGCGCTTAATGAGGACGGCAAAGTAGTCGATTATGGTTTAGGTTTTATCAGTTTTTCGCGCAGCTATAGTCGTGAGTTTTTAGAAAAGCTGCAATCATCATTCCCTGATATGTTGCAGAACATGATTAAGCAAGAAGGCGTGACTATTAAAGGTGATGGATTTAATGCTTATTTTGATGCCAAAGAGCGTTGGACACAAGATAAAATCAATGAGGCTAAAATAAGTCATAGCACAGGCAAATATAACTTTGGCAATGTGCCACAAGCTGCTAATGATGATTTTAGCCTCCAGTCTCAAACCGAAGCAGAACGATTGGCCAATGAGTTGCGTATTAAAGCAGCCGAGCAAGCTAAGCAACAGGTTGAAGAACAAGCACGATTAAAAGCACAAGCCGATAAAGAATTAAACGATTTTCGTTTGAGTGGCAGTAGCGCACCTAGCGATATTGCGGCAAGTTATGGTCAAGGCGATATGTTTGTACAGACTCGCGGCCAACAAAAAAAAGGTGAACCCAATGTATCAAGTACCAGCAACGCTTTGGAATCAGATATTAAGCCAACAAGCACCCCTGATTCGCAACAAGGTATTAAAAACAGCAATGATGATGAATCAGGCCAACTTGGACGTATGGCTAGACCGTCAATCAACCGACCTAATGAGGGAGGAGGAAGTCAGCGAGACCGTAGCATTGGCTTATCAGAAAATGATGGTATTGGTGTCGGAGCGAGAGGCGATACAAGCGTTTCTGATGGAGCAGGAGAGCGTGGAGTTGGAGCAAGCGATACCACCACTTCGAGCAGCCGAGGCAGTCGCACTAATGAGCCACGAACACCTGTTGAGCGAGAGCGAGATAGAGCAGTTGTACGAACTGCTACTACAACTGGAAGCGTAACGCAAAACGCCAAAGAAGCCGCACAATTAAAGGCAGACGGTACACCGACACAATGGGGTGATGCTGCAAACATTGACAAAGCATTGCCTTATTTGTTGCCCGAACAGCGCGATGATGTTGCGAAAGCAGAAAAACGCCTAATTGAAGACAATAAAAACGGCATATTGTTTACTAATTCAACAGGAACAGGCAAAACCTTTACAGGATTAGGAGCAGTTAAACGCTTTGCCAATGCAGGCAAAAAGAACATTCTGATTGTGTCGATGAATGACAAAATCATTCGAGATTTTGTTAAGTCGGCCAAGTCTCTGAACTTGGATATTCACCATTTGGACGGTGTAACGGATAACGGCAAAGACAAAATTGTCGCTACCACCTACGCAAACCTTGCCCAAAATTTAACGCTTGGCAAGCGCGATTGGGATTTAATTGTGGTTGATGAAGCACACAATTTAATGCAAGGCGAAAAGGGCGAAAATACCAATGCTTTAGCCAAGTTACGCGCATTGTCAGGCCATCATGCA